AAACCTAGTGACTAAACCCATAGCCGCTGAAAGCAAGAACAATATAACTTTTAATACATAAACCATAATTTTATTTTTTTAGTTCTTCATCATCATTTGGTAACTTAGAATCATTTTCTCTCCTTGTACTTCCAGTTTTTGAAAAAGCTTCGTTTTCTTTTAAAATATTTGATAATAAATTTTCTTGCACTTGGACTTGGAAATATCTGTTTATTTCTAAAGCTTTTTCTATGGTTGCCAATTCTAATTGTGAATCATATATTATTTTCACCCTATCAGGCAATATTGAATAAAGAGATGAGTTAATAACATCCATTAACTCATCTCTTCTTACCTCCAATTTACTATTAACGAGTTTTAATATATCTATTTGAATAGGATTATTCATCTTCGTTAAAAATGTTTGCGTCTATAACTTCTCCGCTTTTAGCTCTCTTTGCCTCTTCCTTTGCTTGCTCTATTGCTTGAGAACAAGCCATATCTACAATCTCAGAGCTTCTAAGGACTTCGTCAGCACCAAAGTGTCTCATGTTTTCTGTATACTCTCTAGAGTCAGTTTGTTTCTTTTTAAATAAAACTTCTGAAGGATCTTTTCCAGGCGCCATATCTATACCACAAAGAATTTTATCTAGCTGAATTGTTTTTTGTTTTGAATCCAATGATTTCCAAGCTGGGTGGAATACAACCAAAAAGTAATCATATTCATCATTTACCATTTTATCCATATTTGATCTAGCAATCAAATATCCAGCAATATATCTACCTGCATCTTTCTTTGGTCTCTTTGTATAAAGAAACTTAATTCTACTAGGTTCAATTTCTGAATTGTGAGAAGTTTTTTCTTTAATGAATTGAGCGATTACTCTTAATTCATCATCAGCATCTTGGAATTCCCAATCTCCAAAATTCTCAGATGGAAACTCAGGTGTTTTTAAATAATCTAATTCTGAAAATACAGAATTTGCAAAAGTTGTTGTTGAAGTCATATATGTGTTTTTTAATTTAAACACAAATATATGTTTTTTTATTTGATTTCAAAAATAATTATCTAATATTATTTCTTCCCTTTCTTGTATCCATTAAAGTTAAGTCAAATATACCCATACCTTTTTTAGGACCTGCACCTCCAGCATCTCTTAACCTGCTTTTAGTAGTCATATTTTTATCATGAAATTTTGATAATTCACTCTCAACCCATTTTTGGCAAGCATCTCCTCCATGTAAATTCCAACTTTGGTCCTGCTTATTATCTTGATTTGATTGGAAGAAATCTCTTAGTTTTTTTATTTGATTGAATGTTTGTTCTTTTCCATTAGCCAACTCTACCGCTTTTTCTAATTTAGAGCCAGTAGAAGCCATAGCTTGGCTGGCGATGTTTTTTACATCACTTGGCACAGGAAAAGTTTTATTGTATTTAAAATCTCCTATGTTTTCATTTAAAAAATCCTGATAAGATTCTTCAATTATCTTTCTGATTATTTTTCTAATCATTTTAGTTTCTATCTTTATTAGATATCATTGAAACAATTTTGTTTTTTATATCTAAAGGGCTTTTTGCTGGAAACCCTAATTGAGCCAAGTTCCAATTTACTTCTTCGTAGAATTCCATATTGTTTACAGGAGCTCCAGATTCCAAAGCTCTTTTGATGGCCAACTCAAAAGCTTCATCACTTCTCAAAGGTTGTTTGATGGATTTAAACGATACAGCAGGATTATCATAGATATTATCAATCATACTATTTACACTCATTCCTTTTCCTGCTAAATTCCAATCATTTGGCATAGCAAAGTTTTCTTTGAAGTCTACGTTTTTAGCACCAGTGCTTAAATCCTTCAGTCTTTTGTATTCGCCAGAAAGAATATCTTCGTTTATTTCTTTTTTGTTGTCAGTAAAGATTTCGTCTTTTTTCTCAAACATCTTTACTAAATCTCTCATTCTATTTTTTTCTTCGCTCATGTGAAAAAATTTTTCTTTTTTATAAATAGTTAATTTTTCTTACATTGAGGACATTTACCTGATGATCTTGTCCTATTGTTTATAAACCCTTGCCATTCATGATTACAATTTTCACATTGCCACCAAACTGATTTACCAGAACTTCTAGTTACATCAAGCAGGGTAATGCTTATGTTTTTTGTGGGATGCCATTGTTTTGCTATATGCGGATTGGTATATTCTAAAGAGTTTTCTTTAGAAACTTTTTTACCATCACAATAAGGACACCCTTGATTTTGGTGGTGTCTTGCCATAATAAGAGACTCCCAGGTATGTTCATTGTTTTTTGAACATACCCACCAGGCTCTTTCTGTTCTAGAACTAGAAAATACATCTTTAGGAGTTTTTCCTCCATTTTTTGTAGGATGCCACTCTTTTGATAATTTAGGGTTTACAACAAATAAAGAATTTACTTCATTAATATTAAAAGAGCTATTGGAATGACAAGGACACCCTTTCAATCTTCGTCTTTTATCTATAGACATTTCATATTCACTACCATAAGAACATAACCACCAAACTTTTTTATTTGAGCTACATGTAACATCAAAAGGAGTCAGTTTTCCATTTTTTGTTGCGTGCCATTCTTTTGATAGATTTGGGTTTTTTACCCCTAAAGACCTACATTTTACACACCCTAAAGTAGCTCTATTTCTTTCATGTGGAGTATCTTGCCATTCATAGCTACAACAATTACACTTCCACCAAACAAGTAAACTTGAGTTTGGGCTTATTTTATCAGGTAAAAGTCCGTTGTTTTTTTCATAATTCCACTCTTTGGCTAATGTAGAATTTTTAAACTTTAAAGAATTTTCATATTGTATCTGTTCACAAAAAGCTATAACTTCAGACCCTATTTCAAACTTATCATAATCAAAATTTTCTATTTTTTCTAACTCTTTATCACTAAGAGTAAAGTTGCTTTTCAAAAATTCAATAACAGACTTAAAAGATTCTTTATGGCTTTCTTTTCTATTGTAATTATACTCTATATCATGAGAAAGAATTTTTTCTAAACCCTTCTCTCTAATTCTAAGCAATGTAATCCCTTTAGATTTACATATTTTGTTTTTTCTTAAATCTTTTTTTTTGTGAAATTCTGAAGAATGATAAAAAACGCCATCATATTCAATTGCAAAGTTTATGTGGGGGATAAAAATATCAAGCTCAAACTTTATTGGATTTTGAACACAATCAGTAACCTTTAAAGGATATCTATGTTCAACTTTTTCAAATATTCTTTTTATAAAATACAAAAATCTTATTTCTTCTAAAGATGTGCCTACAATTTTCCTTCTATAACTCATTTTGCTTACTTTTTATATAAATAGTAAACAAAAAATTTTCACCAAGTAATTATACCACTACCATGTCACGATCCCAATCCCTAAATCTCCTGAATAGAATCGTATAGACTTTGGAATGCTTGATTGATAAACTCTTTCTAAATCCCATCTTATTTTATCACCAACCATTCTACCAGTTGCATTACTAGGCAAGTCTGTACTAGCCATAATATCTCCATTATCATCAACTATCTCATTCATATTTGCTATAAATGGATCTGTTTCACTAGATGTTTGTACAAACTTTTCTAAATATGACTTAAATATCTCTGGAGCTTCTTTACCATCTTTTTCACTTTTAGAATACCACTTTACAAAGTCATCATAATTAGCGACAACACTCATGGGTTTGTCATATGTTGTTGTAAAATCTATTCTTATGTAATTATCATCTTTAGACAAAGAAACATCACTAACGTCTTTTACTGAACTCTCGTCCAAATAAAAAAAGTCTTTTGTGTTTTCATTTAAGAAACTCAAATATAAATCTTTGATTCTCATTAGTCGGATTTCTCTATAAATAGGATAAAAAAACTTTAAATCTTACTTATTAGCCTATCTATAATGCCTGGTTTTATGGTGAATAATTTTGGCGTTCCATCAAAATCTGATTCGACTCTAGATGTTTGATTCGGGAAATTAATACAAGCAGATTCTTTTGAGATGGCTCTTATTAAATACTCATATCTTTCTAGAGGGCTAAACCATAATTTTACATCTTCTTCAAATGTAGTAATTACCTTTCTAGCATTAATTTTATTTTTTTCTTTAAAAAATTCTATACTAATCAAATTTTTACCTTCGGCCATATAAAAAATTGCCAAGTTTTTCTTGTGAAACTTGGCAACTATTTTTAAATCATTATTTTTATCGTATATAAAAATCATTCTTCCGAATCTATTCTTAAATCCTTAATAGGTTGGAAAGACACATCTTTTACTTCCAACCATTCCATAACCAATTTTTTAAATCGATCACTACCTAACTTATTTGCAAAACCTTTTATTTGGTCAAAAACAAGACCTTTGTATTTGTCATGCTTGAATCCTATGGTATATCTAATAAGTTCATCCTCTTGTCTATTTTCGTCTCTATCAAAAACTTGACCCATAAGATATTGTCCTGATGCAACATTTTTTGCATATGCAGCACCACTATGTCTTAATTCCACTCCTTCTTTTATAATCATAGCAGGAGTCGATAAAAGATTTATTTCTAAAGGTCCATCATAATTACTACGATCTTCCAAGAAGGCAAATTGTGAAACAAACTTTTCAATAGCGCCATTTTTCTCTTCTGATTTTATTGTCTTGAAATACTTGACCAAATTATCATGATACTCATTTAATTCTTTCCAAGTTTTTATTTTATCAAAATGTCTTCTTCTGTCAAACTTTAATACAGTCATCATCATAAGTGAATCATCATATGGAATAAAGTCGAAATCTTTTAACAGCTCAAATTTTGATTCTGATGAATTATTTCCAATTACAGATGGCATATTGCTTTTGTAAGAAACAAAGTCAAGCATGATATCTAATACTCTTTGGAACTCCTTAAAATCAGTCACTTTATCTCTAAAATACAACAAATCTATTGCATAGGAAAGGAATTCTAAATCATATCTTTGAAGAAGAAGAATAAGCTCTTGTTTGTTGATTAATTTAAAATATTTTATGATATATTTATAATCACTAAATCTAGTTATGTTTTTAAAGATAAATTTAGAAACACTACCATCTTCAATTGCTTCTAATACACCAAAACCAAATCCAGTATCTTTAACTCTACCTGTTTTGTAATTTCTATTGTTTGTAAAGTTGATGTTGAGGGTTTTTTCTTCAGATGACTCTTTTACGACAGCTTTAGTTATATCATCACCCTGCTTATCCTTTATTGTCTCTCCTTTCTCGTTAACGACATTTTCAAACTCTATCAACTGTTTAGATTTGAAGGTGAATTCTTGTTTGTCTTTATCTTCAGCAGAAATATCTTTACCTAACTCATTAACATAATTTTGAGCCAAGAAATTAAAAATCTTTATTGGAGAAGTTACCTTATTTTCTAAAAGAACCTCTGGCTTTGGAAACTTACATTCAATCATCATATCATACAAGAACAATGGACCTTTAGTCATTGCTATGGTAGATAAGTTTGAATATTTAATAATTCCCAAAAATATAATAACAACTTTCTTGATTATATCCAATCCAATTTCACCATTACGATTCTTAATTGAATCTATCATCTCGGTCATTATATCTATATTGCTACGATCAAGAACAAGGTTTGTTAGCGAATGGATGAATGTGTGTAAATCAAAAGCGTTGTATACAATTTGAGTTTCAGTTATGAACATTTTATTTACAACGCTTACGATTTCATCTAAATCAAATTCATATTCAACATTATCATAATCAGAATAAAATAGTTGTTTAGTTTTCTTGTCAATTCTTATGTATTTAAAATTTTCAACAAAATCAAAATCAGAACTATAATCAAATTTAATTTTAGAATAATAAATTTTTGATTCAGATTCATTTTCTTCGAACTTAAATCCTGAAACAAAATATATACCTTTGGTAATAAGTTTTCTTCTGTTTTCTTCTTTTAGGAAACTCTTTTTGCAGGAAGGACAATCAACCTTCTCGTGCATAGACATATTTATATTTTTGTAAAGATCTCCAAACTCCTCCATTAAATTGCTATCGCCATGTAACATTTGAGAAACCTCACTATTTACCTCAGCCAATTCCTTTTTTAATTCAACACTTGTATTTTCTATATTGAATCTATGTCCGCACGAACAAAGATAAATATCGCCAATTTCTGTGTTATTTTCTACAAAAGATAAATCCTGCAATACTTGACTTTTATTTAGAATCATATTTTATTTTTAGAAAAATATAACCAATAGAAACAAAAAAACCAAGGCTTTTGACCTTGGTTTTTAAAATAAAATTTATAAACCTATTTATTAATCTTCTTTTAAAAGAGTTTCGCTTAATTTCTTAGCTTCTTCGTTGATAAAATTAATCAACTCAGCTTTATTCTTAAAAGACTCTGGTAATTGAATTCCTTGAGCAATTCTTTCTGCTGTTTCTTTTTCATTTTGAGCTTTCTCAGAGAATTTTGCTGCATGTTGACCTGTAGAAGCTCCTTTGTGCAATTCCGCACCTGGCTCAACATAAGTCTTAGCGCCACCTTCATCAGCTTTGTCTTGAGAATTCATCTCAACTTTTTCTTTTCTTTCTTCAAAAGGAGTAGAAGATGCTGTAGAAGGATTTTTATCTTTAGATTCAAAGTCTGAATTTTTCATTCCCTCAACTGAAGGACCTTTTTTTGTTGAACTTGTAGCATCGACTTTAACAGCTGCAGCTATTTGCTCATCATGACCTTGGTCTCCATCCATTTCATTCATGTCAACTTCTAACGGCTCTTCTGTATCCTCAATATTTTCAGCAGCATCAGGAGCAGCACTTTTCTTTTCGAAACCACCTTTTTCTTTTGCCATAACTAAGGCGTCACCTGTAGAATTTCCAGGATTTGTCATTTTATTCATATCAACACTTAAAGGATCACCTAAGCTCATAATTTTTTCAGCTTCAGCGATAATCATCTTTTTAAGTTCTGAAAGGTTTAGTTTTTCTGTGGCCATAATAAAAAGTTTTTATTAATAAATATATTAAAAAAGTAAAAGTTTGATATTTTTGTAACTTCTTCGTAAATTTAGCGTATAAAACAAAAAATTAAAGCAACAAATACAATTAATGAAAAATTATAATAACAAAAAAACTGAAGAACACAAGATAAACACCAACATTAAAGAATTTGAGGTGAGGTTGGTTGATTTACCTGAACAGTATGAAAATGGAGTGTACAAAACAGATGTTGCCTTAAGAATAGCAGAGGAAATAGGTTCTGATTTGATTCTTATTTCAGACAAAGCCAAACCTGTAATATGTAAGATTATGGATTATTCCAAATTTAAGTATGAAAAAAAGAAAAAAGAAAAAGATTTAAAAAAGAAGACTTCCGTTTTAAAAGAATTGAAGTTTAGTCCTGATATTGCAGAAAACGACTTAGCGATAAAATCAAAAAAGGCAATAGAATTTTTGAATGATGGGAATAAAGTTAGAGTAACTGTTCAATTCAAGGGAAGGGGAATTGTTTTTAAAGATAGAGGTACAATTGTTTTGCTTAAACTAGCAGAGCTCGCACAAGAAGCTGGTGTTCCAGATTCTATGCCTGAATTAAACGGAAAAAGAATGTCTTTCACATTAAAACCTAAAAAATAAATATGAGTTTTGAATTACAACCAAGAATATCGCCGTCTGAAAAAGATTTTTTCCTAAAGTTAGGTTCAGACTGGGTTCAAGAGAAAAACAATATCTTTAAAGATGTGTTGGAACAAAATGATTGTACATGTCAAGGTTGTGGATATAAAGTTCATAGTGAAGAGCTTGTGACAAAAATTTTACAACTACATTTAGTAGAAGAGAATATAGATGATTTAAAACAATCTGTATTTGTTTCTTTATGCAAGGCTTGTCATACAACTCAACACATAGACAAGGCAATCGAGAAAGGGTGGGTAAATGTAGTAAATTCAAGTTTCTCCCAAAAGAGTCTTGTTGAAATGTGTAGAATAAGTACAATTGGACAACACATCAGAACTGATGAGGTTAGGGTTTTAAAAACCACTCCAGAAGAATATTTGGATAATCTAAAAAACGAAACCCTGCCATTACATAGCAGGGTTAAGGTAATATTCACAAACAAATTTGATTGGGGTGATTTATAATTATCTTTTTATTTGTACTGGCGTTAGTTTATATAATTTTCCATCAGCTGTTTTAACAATAGACTTTTCTTTATTGTAAACCTCATAGAATGTTTTATTCTTTTGAGTTTCAGTAAAATCAGTAAGAACTTTTTTAATTGTTTGCTCCGCCATAGTTTTAGCGATGCTCTCCATCATCATTTTCATTGCAGGTGTAATTCCCGTATTTGGATTTTGCTGTGCAACATATGAACCTTGAGGTGTGTAATCAACTGCATAATCAGATGGATTTCCTGCTGGATTTTGTTGTGCAAATTGTAAGAAAGAATTACCTTGGGCTTTTGCTTGAGCTCTCTGAATTGCATGTTCTGGATTAAAGCTCGGCATTGAATTTAATGTACTTCCCAAATCTATTTGTGTGTTTTGAGAATTTTGTGGAATTAATGGTTGACCAGAGTCAAAAGCATTTCCTCCATAAGGATTCATAGAAACTCTAGACCCCTCACCACTAAACATAGCGTCAATCATTGAAAGTTCTGAGTTGTCAACACCTCTATTTGGAGCACTAAAATTATCTATCTGAACTTTGTATTCAGAATTAACTTGTTGACCTGGCACACTTGGATTTTTCCTATTAGCTTTTACCTCTGGGATAGGGTCAAAACCTGCCAATCCTGGCGTAGATGATCCACTTGATTTTGATGCGGCTGAAACATATTTGTTTAATTCAGATTTTGCAGCTCCACTTTTTATTTGCTGTATTTTTTGAAGAACATTTAAATTTTTAGCCCCACCAGCAACAGTAGTTTCTGTAACCATTTGTCCTGCATTTTTAATACCCATCTTTTCAAACATCTGCCTTCTTTGTTCTTTTAAGGCATCAATTGAGTTATTACCTTCCATAAATTGTTTTTTTTAAAATTCGCTATTTTCATATACAACCACCCCTTCTTCTTCATCTTCTGGAAGAGTTTTCTTGCATTTTAATAAATCTTCTTTAGTCATAATTTTCACATTTGAAATCATAAAATCATGAAAGAATGTAAATTTTTCCTGCACACTTTCTTCTGTAGAAATATTTTTTTTATCTTTAGAAATAACATTTCCGCCTAAAATATCTTTAAAAATTTGAAACTCTTTTTCTAACATGTCCGCTTTTACAGTTAAAGAGTTATTTTCTCTGTAGAATTTTCTGAATTTAATTTCTTCCCCAATCTTTTCAAAAACCATAGTTTTTAAATCAATATAACTTTCCTGCTCTACTTCAGCGTAAGTAACGCAATCTCCATAAAATTCCTCAAAATGGTTCATTGAATAAGCGTATCTTATATCAATTAATACAGGAATGGTATTCTTTCTATTTTTTGCCATAATTATATATTATAGTTTCATTATTTTCTTCATCCCACCAAGCATAAAACTCTTCACTTCTTTTTTTGGATAGAAAAAATAATGAATCAATGCTTTTTACGAATTTCGTATTTTTAATTCTTTTACTTAATTTATCTTTTTCTCCTTTTATGTAATTATCCTTTGTTTTTATGCTTGATAATTCTTTTTTTAATGCTATAAATTCACCTTTTAAAGAAGTGACAATATCATTCTTGTGTTTACTTTGATTATTTATTATTTGTTGAACTGTGTGATTCATACGTGAAATATATTAAACACAACCGATAAAATAAATGAAAAATTAAATCGCTTGATCTTCAGTTTTAGGATAGTTCAATTTATCTCTCCATGTTTTTTGCCAAACAATAAAATGATTATATAAATTTTCAGAAATCATTTTTGTATCATTATCTAACTTTAGATTTTGAGCATTTAAAGTAACACCATTCATAATTGAATAAAACCATGTAATTTTCCCATCACTTCCGAGATTAATTATACCAGAAGCAATAGCATCAATCCCATCAGATTTTTTTGTAGCCAATAATGAGTATCCATTTTTTTGCTTGTTAAAAACAATTGTTGCATTTGGAAGTGCACTTAAAAATTCTTTAAAACTATCTTCAAATTCTCTTATTTCTGTTTTTGTTATTTTAACGTCGTTCATGTTATTTTCTTTGATAGTGAAAGTTTTAGAAGAACCTACATCTTGTTTAGGTTCGCTACCTCCAAAGAAAAGAACTTTATCAAAATCATCTTCAGTTATTTCTTCTGATTTTAAATATGATTCAGAAGATTCAATTTTCTCTTGAGACTTAGATTTTTTGGCTTTATCAACTAAAGCATTTCTAATTTCCGAACTAATCAATTCAGATAACTCCTGTTTATTCATTTTTTATAATTTATTAATATAAATACTTGATTTCTCCCACATCCACTTATAGTGATTGATAAACATTGTTCTAACCAACTTTCTAACCCCTTCTTCGTCCATAGACTTCTTTTTTAAAGCAGTCAGCTCATCTTTCATTGAGTCGAACTTTTTATTTACCTTGTCTAATTCAACTCTTAGAACATCTTTTGCAATTCTTCTTATATCCGCTTCGCTCATATTAAGGATTATATTTTTTAGCTAATCTTTTTAACAACTCCAACAATCTATGATCTGGGTAAGAATCAAACTTGTCTTTTCTACAATTTACGTGCGTCCACAAACCTGCAGTTTTATTTGAAATTAATTCAGGCATATATTTAAACCAAGACATATCAAAATCTTTTTGAACAGGTATGTTATAATTTTCAATTAAATACACTAAAAGCTTCTCTAATGTATCCAATTGGGCGTCAGTATATGCATGAAAGTATTTAAAATCCTTGAATGGTGTTTCTAATTCATATACTTCTTCAGCAGGAATTTCTGTTTTCCAATCATTCGGCCAAGCATAATATTTATCTCCAACTTTTTTAAGTGGACCAAAACAACAAATTTCTATACCAATCGATTTTTTATCTAAAGCACCATTTGTTCCTTTTACTCCTAAATGCCAACCCCAATAATCTGGATGAAATGCTTCATATACTTTTCCATCTTCACCATCTATTACATAAGCAGTGGCTATTTTTATTTCATCACCTGCCCAATAACCTATTGTCTTTTCAGCACTTTTTCTTCCAGCAGTAAAATGTATAAATATTTTATCTTTGTCTGTTTTTTGTTTTACGTATTGGGAAACATCTAATGGATGAGTTTTAACAATCTCTAAATTTCCGTAAACCTTTGGTGTAATTCTTCCCTTATCTTCTTTTGAAGTTCTCTTTTGAGCAGCTTTTAAAGCTTCCAATGTTTTAAATCCAACGATTCCATCTGTTTCTAAGTTGACTTTTTTCTGAAAAGCCTTTATTGATCTTAATGTTCTATCTCCAAAATGACCATCAACGATTAAATCATACCCTAAAAAAGATAAGTACTTTTGAACTTCTGAAACTTTTGAATTGATGTCTCCGTATTTTAAACTCATAAAAAAATAATTTTTCTATAAATAGTTCATAAAAAGTGTTTCATAAATATTGTAAACTTTTGATTTTACTTGCGTATATTATAAATTATTATACAATATGTAACTTTTTATTAAACATATCGTATAATGATTTATAAAGATTATTTAAATCTATAAATATAATTATTATGAAAATTACTTATATAAAATCTAAAGATACAGAAACAATTAACGTTCCTGAATTAAAGGAGAAAGTTGGCAATATTTTAAATAAATATTTAGATGATAAAAATGAATTATTATTTGACTCTTATGTTGCTGGCAATAGAATAGAAGGTGTTAGTGAAGAGGCTTTCTTATTTATGGATGAAGAAACTACTAATAATTTAATCAATTGCTATAGAGATTACAATCTTTTAATTGAATATAAAGATATTACACATGAAGTTAAAACAGAAAGCTGTGATTTAGAAGAATTTAAAAACATTTTTTACCATAACAAACAAAGTGAATGTAATATTATTTTACTTAACAATTTCTTAAAAAGAAATATGACTTATGATGATGTTTTAGATAAAATTTCAATACATGGTTATGATTATTTAAATGAACATGAAAAAAAAATACTCTCTAATATATAAAAAAGCCCAACTATTATTTAGTTGGGCTTTTTTATATTAATTATATATTAACCTTTTTTACCTCCAGTAATATTAGCTTCACCGCTATATACTGTTGAATCTTGGAAATAACCCGCTGTTCCATCTGGCGCTTTTAATTCTGGATTCCAATTAGAATATTTAGCAGATGGATTATAACCGTAATAAATTAAATATTTAGGTTTTTGTTCTGCTGTCATTTTATTGTATATATTAGATTTAGCTCCTTTTAAAGCTGGATCTGTAATTACAGCTATACCCTTCGTTCTTGCTTCCGCATCATTAGTTGGATTTATTTTTAAATCTTCTCTACGAGCAATTTCTTTAGGTGTTAATTCTTCTTTTTTTCCAAAACCAAAAATCTCTTCTAATTCTTCTGTTTCTTCTGTATCTTCTGTATACATCTCCTGAAGTCTACTAAGAAGTTTTTTCTTTTCAGCCTCTAGAGTCAATTTCTTTTTAAATCTAGCAGCTTCCTCAGAGATAATTTCTCTAAGTCTAGATTCTGATATGATTTCTTTTTTCATAGGTTTTATTTTTTATTTTATTATAAATAGTTTATAAAAAGTGTTTTATATTATTGTAACCTTTTGAATTTAATTGCGTATAAGATGATATAAAAACAAATATTATGGAAAATATTAGCCAAGAAGAATTTAATGAAGGTTTGAGAGCTTATAAAAACGTTTCTACCGAAGAAGTCGAGAAGATAAATAAAAAATTTAAACTTATTTTGTTTTTATATAACAAAAACATATTGTTTATATTACTTTGGTTTTCAGTAATGTTACCTGCTTTTTTTCTATACATATTTGCTGGTGTAAATTATATAACAAACCTATTTGCCTCGTTTATGTTTGTGATTTACCCAATAATATTCTTTTGTATTAAAAAAACAATATTTAAATATAGTGAAATAGAAGATGAATACTTTAGAAGGAAAGTTCATATTTTTGAATACGTTTTAAAAGATAGAAAAGAAAAAAGGGCTGAATAGCCCCTTTATTTTTTTATGTGATTCCAATTATTTTGACCTTGGAATGCTTAACATATCTTTTACTGTATCTAGAAAACCAAGTCTTTGATCAGCAGCAAGTAATCCTTGAATACCCGCTTTATCAGCTATTCCGTTTAGATATTTATCTATTTGCTGTATTACTAAACCTTTAGCTCTAGCATCTGCAGCTTGTTTAAATTGATTTACATATGTCAAAAGATTTTGATCTTTAACAGTATTAGCAGCTAATTCGATATAACCTTTTTTAACTTTTTTAGCCCCTACTATAAGTTTAATTATTCCCAATACAAATGTAAGTGCAGCTGAATAGACAAGTGGGTTTGCTAACAAAAACCCACCTGGAATTGCACCAGTAGCTACAGCCCATCCAATTCCAGCTAATATAATACCTACAACAGAAGACCCAAGTCCAAGACCTTTTAGTATTTTACCGAATCTAATTTTAAATTCACCAATATTTTCTTTAACAGTTTGCCCATCTTCTTCATTTAAACCATATTCTTTTAATATGTTTTGAGCGACAGTAGCAGCTTGTTTTGCTTCTCCTGCAGGATTGCTAATCGCATCTTGAGCTTCTGAATCTTGACTGACAGCTTGAGCAACTTGATCTGGAGTCATTTTTATAGCAGCTAAAAAACCTTGAACGTCGGCTTCTGTAGCTGGTCTTACTTTAACAGACTCAGCTCCTTCTTCCGCTTCATCCATCATTTCCTCCATATACATTTCATTAAGTCTATTAAGAAGTTTTTTCTTTTCAGCTTCTAGAGTTAATTTCTTTTTAAACCTAGTAGCTTCTTCAGAAATAATTTCTCTTAATCTAGATTCTGATATAATTTCTTTTGCCATTGATTTTGTTTTTAATTTCTTATAAATATGAAAAAAATTAAAAATCTTTGTAACATATTTATATTTATAGCGTATAATGTAGTATAAACATAAATTGATATATTATGAATAGTTTAACCTCTGAAATGAAAGAAGAACAAGAAAAACAAAGAAAAGAGAAATTGGAACTTATTAAAAAGTTTCAAGAAAAATTGAAGTTTTCAGTGGTTAGCCTTGTATTCTTTATTATACTAACTGGATATACATTATTTGTTCCAATTATATTTATAGGTGCTATTTTACCTATTTTATTTGGAGCTACCTCTATTATTTTTATTCAACAAATAATTCGTTCTTATAACTACCTTGAATTTTATAAAAATAATTATAGTTTTATGGAAAGCGTATATAATATAGTGGAACAAGGAAATGAAATAGAACAAAAAAAAGAGCAACTAAATTAGCTGCTCTTTTTTTTTATATCTAAAGACTTAAATTTTTATTCTGCTCCTCCGCCAAAATTATGACCTCCAGCAAGTGACCCTTTAGCGCTTGCACCAAACTGTTGAAGTTTAGTAAGTTGTGGTTTAAAAGATAAAACTAAAAATGTCTTTTTTGAATTTGGTGCCAAACGAAGTTCTCCTTTAAAAGGGATACTTGCTTTTTCAGCCTGCCTCATTATTTCTTCTTTAGAAGGCTTAATCTCCCAACCTTTAGGAGCTTTTACTAATACAGCATCTAATTCTTTTTCAAAAGTTTGTTTGTTAGCTGATATTTCTGCTTTGCTAGGACCAAACAAACCCTCTTCAAGAGAATCTTCCTCCATATACATCTCATTCAGTCTATTAAGAAGTTTTTTCTTTTCAGCTTCTAGAGTTAATTTCTTTTTAAACCTAGCAGCTTCCTCAGAAATAATTTCTCTAAGTCTAGATTCTGATATAATTTCTTTTGCCATAGCCTTTGTTTTATTTTCTTATAAATATGAAAAAAAATTACATTTCTTTTTTATACTAGTTAAACTTTTAAATTTATTGGTTTTTTATTTTTTCAATCAAAGCCTTTAGCATATTATAATCCCCTGTATGAACTTTTTTATCCACCCTTTTGTTGTCTAAAACCATAGTTACTACTTGGTCTTTTTCATCTAAAAACTCCATTATATCTTCATCTATAGTCCCAGAACAATATAAAGTAATAATTTGAATATTGTCGTGAGTTGTTGATGCTCTGTGAATTCTATCTTCGGCCTGCATCATATCTCCAGGCGTCCATCCAAAACCTAAAAAAATCAAACGACTTGCCTCTGTAAGACTTATTCCAACTCCAGAAGCCATAATCATACCTGAGAAAATTTTGATGTCTTTATTTTTTTGAAAACTTTGGTATGATTCAAACTTATCATTCTCGCTCATAGATCCAGTATGTAGAACTGATATTTTTGGAAATAGTTTATGCACTTCTTCGGCAAGTTCTTGCAAGTCTGACATAATTACAACTTTTTCACCACCATCAATTATGTCTTGAATGTAATCTACAGCTCTTTTTAGCTTGCATCTACCTGTAAACAATTTTAGTTTTGCAATTTTTGCCAAATAAGATTCTTCTGTAGACTTTCCGTCTTTATCTTCTTTTTTGAAAGATTTTATAATTTGTTCGTATTCTTTATACTCAGCATCCGTTAATTCGATTGGAACATTAGTATATGTTTTAGGAGGTAAATCCTTCAATACATCTTTTTTCAACCTTCTTAAGAACACCCCTGATATTCTAGTGAACAATTGTTCTAAGTTAGATACGCCACTATAATCCCAACCAAAGCCAGTATCATATCCAGCGCAATACTTAACGCCAAACTCATGTTGATTATTCCACTCGTCTTTATTCAGAAAGTTCAAAGAAGTAAAAAACTCAGAAGGTCTACTTTTAATTGCTGTTCCTGAAATTAAAATCTTTCTAGGAACAACATCCCTAAAAGCACGCACAATTACTTGTGTCCATCCCGTCTTCTTTTCTTTGATTCTGTGCGACTCATCAATTACAATCAAATCATAGTCTTCAGGGTTTAAATACTCTCCAAAACCATCTTCGAAATATTGCAAGGAATGAAATGTTGACTTAAATGTTTTTTTGTTTTTACATTGAGGACATTCTGTTTGAGTCTTGTTTAGGTTTATTATTTCACAACCACACTCTGTCATACCATTTCCAGCGGTTTTAACCATCTTGCCCTTACACTTATGTTTATATTCAATTTTAATGTAGCTATCTAAAGATTCATAGTTTATAACATGAAAAAGTGATTCATCTTTTTTATAAGCCACATCTTTACTTCTTTTTTTGGGAACATATTTGTAGACAAACGCTTTCTCATTTGTGAAGTCATCAATCTCTTTTCTCCAATTAAGCTTTAGGGAAGATGGGCATATAACAAGTGTTTTATATTTATGCTTTACAGCGTAAGAAATAGCAGACAAGGTTTTTCCGACACCTGGTTGATCTCCGAGTATTGCCCTTCCATCATTTATTTCGAAAAACTTTACTGCTTGTTTTTGATAATTATATGGTTGTTGTTTTAAGAAAGAATAATCTTCATTTTCAACACTTAATTGTTCAGCTTTAAGTCTTAATATTTCCGCAAGCCTTTTCTGCCTATCTAAATATTCCTGTCTTAATTTATTTATGTCGTCCTCTGGTACATTTTGAAATGTGAACGGGATTCCGTTATCAACCATAAAGTTAATTACGTTTCCCATTGCATATTCACGGACAGATCTTACCCATTCATCTTTTTCTACACCATCGGCATTTATTATAGAATCTTTTCTAGTAGTTCTGTGTTCTTTAGGAAGTGACTTTATGAACTCGGACAACATTTTATTAAAATCATATCTAAGTTCATAATTCGCCTTCAACTTTCTTATGTTTACAGGGTTCTTTTGTGAATCTGATTGTTTCTTTGCCATACTATCTTCTTTTCCTTTTTTCTTCTAACTTCTTAATTCTCTCATCTTCTTTTTTGAGTCTTAAGATTTCTGCCTTAACTGCTTTGTCTATTGCAGATTCATCATTTAGAGGTTGTTTTTTTCTCTTTCTATCTCTTCTCTGTATTTGATCTCTCATAATTAAAGAAAGAAGCCTAATGTCTTGCAATGTCTTTCTTACATCAACACCAGCGGCGTGATTATTATGCAAAACAAGCTCTGTTCTTTTTTTTGCACCCTCAGCCACCTCGATTATTTTATACAATAAATCAAGTTCGCTTAAGTTTTTTAGGTTTTCTAATTCGTTCAAATCCATATTAGGAATTGTTTGAAAGGTTTTTTAATGAATCTTTTAATTTATTTGCTACTTCCGCTTTCTCTTCCTCGGAAATACTTCTTACACTAGCAGTTTCTTCGTTTCTTTTTTTTACAATTTCATACACAGGAACACCTTCTTTTGTTGCTTGATAGCAGTCAATCGCATATCTATCGTCACAATATAAATCAAACTCTATTTTTACAAAAACAGAACCTTCCATTTTCACATTCATATTTCCACTACTTTCAATTGATTGCATCTCAACCCAAAACATAGGAATTAAATCTTCTTCATCTCCAAGTTTTCTAGCACACTCCTCTAGATTAACCATTACTCTGATTTCACTATTTTTTGCTCTTTGCAAAACATCTTTAATATAATCAGATACCTGTTGTTTAGTATAATAAGCCATAATTTATTTTTTATATTCTATTAATAATTTTTTATGTTGTTTATCAGAAGAATCACACATTGGATGCTTTCCGCCTTTAAGTGGACAAAGCATACAGCCCATTCTTTCACTCATTGTAAACTTCACCTTTGGAAATTTTTTTTCTATATGAATCATACGAATTGACTTAGCTAGTTTCTCAAGTGAATATTTTATTTCATCCTCGCTTGAATTTATATCCACTGTTTGTATATTTCCAGGATAAGAGTTGGGATCCTTCTTTTTTCTCAATCTATTCAATACAACATATGAACAATCTACATTACTCAAAGCTATGTTATTTTTTTTAGACCAAAAGAATTTATAAAATCTCATTTGACATAAAAATATTTCATCTTTTTTCTTTTTCTTTACATCCCAATCTTCACCTGATGTTTTCCAATCCAAAATCTTATATCTTTTTGTGGTCTTATGTTTTAAAACCAAATCTATAAAACCTTTAAAAAAATACCTTGAAAAAATATTTTCATACAAAGGTTCTTCAACTGAAACTAAATCATATTCATCTAGTATCTTATTTAAATCCAAAAATTTTAATATATTCTCTCCTTGTATAAGAAAATGATGAAAGTTTAATTTGTAATCATTCGTATCTTTCATATTATCCATCATATCTTTGGAGAATGAAGCTTTGAAATAGTCTATTCTTTGATTTATTGACCACTTCTCTTTGAGAGATAATTCTATAGATGAGTGAATTGCATTACCAAAAAAAAGATGAATTGACAATGGTTGTTGCAAGATGCCCAAATGCTTTTCAAGCAAATGCCTGTGACCACATTGATTAAATAAAGAAAATTCACTAAAGCTTATATGCCTTCTATTTGTGTTTTCTTTTTTTATATCATTTTTATCTATTACTTTTTCTATTACCATAATTTACAAATATACAAAAAAATAGCGTAAAAATAAGTTTTTTGGACATATTTATTAAAGATGTTACTTAGCGAATCATATAAAAATAGACTCAAAGAGCTGGCTGGTTTAATACCGCTAGATGAAGCAATGAGTGTAGCCGAAAAAACATCTGCTATGAATAAGAGTTCTGAACGATTTGGATTTAACGCTGAATCTATGAAACAGGCTATAGAACAAGGTCGTGAAGTAGGGTTAAACTTTCAATCCAACAACAAAAAATATAAAATGCCCACAACAAAATCCAGAATTATTTGGCCTGTGGCAATGGGTGTGGATGAAAAAGGAAATCTTGTAATTAGAGGATATCACTTAGCTGGGCAATCTGAAAAAGTAGCAAGAGAAACAGGCTCTAGAAGTGCAGAGGCACAAGATGTTTGGAGACTTTTTAAAGTGTCTAATATTAAAAGTATGTGGCTTACAGATAACTTCTTTAGCGAAATGCTACCAGGTTACAAAGAAAGAGATAGTGCAATGGTATCTATGATGGCTAGCTATAGCCCTGCAAAAGCAAAGGCGTACCAAGACTCTATTCAAAACCAAACAGAGCCAAATCAAGAACCAAAAGTTTAAATAATCAATAATTTTTCTGCTTTACCTTTTATGCTTTCTAAATTTGCAGAACAAGAAGTATAGCCTAACTTTGACCCTTCTGATAAAAAAGATTTATTTTTTACATATAAATTATATATTGAAAATCCTCTTTTTATTTCAAAAATAAGCATATTTTTTACAAATCCTTTTAGCAGTCCGTTATTGACTATTTCCCATCTTATTTTGTCTCCTTTTTTAAGAGCATCTTCAATTGTTTTTATTTTTTTTTGCTCTTGCGCTTTTCTTTGATTATCTCTAATCTTTCTATCTACAATTGATTGAATGGCTTGGCGCTGAAGCATTTCTTTTTCATACGCCTCCATTCTAATTTTTAAAGCTCTTTCTTCTGCAGCTCTTTTTATGAACTCGGAAGGATTTTCTTCTATTGGGTTATCTTCGTATTCGTCTTGCATTATGATATAGATAAAGTTGTCACACCTGCTTCAGGATTTGATTCTAAAACTTCTTGAGGAATACCTTTCTTTATTTTTGTTACCTCTATAATATTATCAGCAAAGTCCTTAATTTCATTTTTGTGAGTGACAAAAATTACAGTCTTATGTTTACTCTTTAAATATTGTAAAATATTTACAATCTCTAAAGAAAGTCTGCCACTTAACGTACCAAACCCTTCATCTATAATAGACATAGATGGTTTTGTAAGTGTGCTAATAAAATGTAAAGCATCCTTAATTGCTATTGATGCTACAAATTTTTGTGCCCCAGAAGAAAATTGTAAAGGAAGAGAATCTGACTTATCTTCACTGTAATAGAAATACTCAAATATATCTCCATTAGGAAGAATGTCTAATTCAACTTTAAACTCTACAATTTGTTGTAATATAGAATTTATCTTACTGTTTATTATAGGAAGTTTTTTTCTAATAATTAAAGCAGGAATTCCATCTCTATGCATAGCTTGTAAATAAATTGAATATTTTTTAAACATTCTCTCTACTTCTTTTATAGAATCTAATTTTTCTGAGTTTATTTTTATATCAGACTCCAAAACTCTAATATCTCCATATACTTCAGTAATACTTTTATCTATACCATATAGTGTTAATTTATATGCCTTTATAAGTTCACTTTGTGAATCTATATATTCTTGAATAGATTTGTTTTTACTTTCTTTTTGTTTGTTTTCAGAAATCTTCAATAAATTCTCACTTAATGTTTCTATGTTTTTTTCCGCTTGTGACTTTACTGATCTACCCTTTTCTAATCTAGAAGAATTGTCTTCAACTTTTTTATTGTGCTCTATAATTTCTTTCATAGATTCAAAAAGAGATAACCTATCTTTAAGTAAGTCTATTTTTTCCTTTCTATTTTTTAACGAATCGGCAATATTATTCTTTTTTTCAGTCTGACCATCAATTGCTAAATTTTGCTTTGTGATATCATTATAAGAATTTATGCTACCTTGCAAAGTGGCAATTTCTTCTTTTTTTAATTCTATACTAGCCAAACATTCTTTTTCTTTTTCTGGATCCGCCTTTTGTTGAATGTTTCCGCAAGTCGGACAAGATTTACCACGAAGTGTTGGAAGTTGATTTTGCAAACCTGTTACTTCTTCTCTAAGTGATATTATTTTTTCATCTAAACCGTCAATGTTAGGTAAATATTTTTTTACATTTTCTTTTAACCAAGAATCTATTTTTACATAATCATCTTTTTCTGTCTTAAAAACAGATTGTACGGATGTTAGCTCTTTTGATACACTTTCTTCTGTTTCGCCTTCTTTAAATGGTAATTCTTTTTTGAAATTTACAGATAACCATTCTTCAAGCTCCTTAATAGCATTATTGTATTTATCTATATTTTCCCCTTCTTGCTTAAGTAAATTATTTACCACAGAAGAATCGCTATATTTTAATTGTTCTATTTTTTCTAACTTCTTAGTTTGTTCTAGAACGTCAGTTTCTATATTTTCTTTGTTTTTTGAAACCTCTTCTTTGTCTAACTTCAATCTTTCAAGCATAATATCTTTTTCTGATTTATCTTTTTCTAAATCAGTAAGCTTTAATTCGATTTCTAATTTAGCTCCAATTTCTTTTTGCTTCTTTTTTATCTCCTTAAAATACTCATTAGCATATTCATAACGCATTTTATATGCCTCTAATCCTAAATACCTACTTATTAATGAGTTTTTAGGTTGTTGACTTTGATTTATATAATCATCCTTACCTCCTTGAACCTGTAGTGTTACTTTTGTAAAATCATCCACATCTCCAATAGCTTCTTCAACCAAACTTTCAACCTCTCTTTTCTCCGCTGTTGCTTTGTCTGATTTTTCATTCTCCCAAGACTCACTTTCTAAGTCACCATCACCATCATAACCTAGTTCTAAAGATTGATATTTTATACCATATGAATTTGATATCTTTCCGTCTTTATGTTTAGTTGTTTTTACAGTACGATGAATCTTAAATTTTTTGCCATCTATATTTAAATAAACAGTTACATATCCTTGGTTAGATTCTGTATATAAATTAACAAGGAACTTAGGGTCACCTCCACCCAATATTTCCTTATAAAGACCCCAAACAATTGCTTTAATTACATTAGACTTACCGTTATAGTTTTCTCCAAATAACCCAGTAATACCATTAAGTGAATTAAAGTCGATAATTGTCGGCTTAATTGGAAAAGAAAAAATATTGCTTATTTCTATTTTTTCCATATACCACGAACTACCAGTTTTATCTTCATGTTCATTTATACCAAGCTCTTGATTAATTTGAGCATTTAACTTTAAGATATCGACAATCTCATCATTATCACAATCAAATGTACCATCAGCAATAAATTCTTTAATATATTCTTCACTTTGTTTTCTTGGATCTTCTTCAGCCTCATCATCAACAAGAATATCTTTAGCAACAAAAGAGTGTTCCACTTTTACGATTTCACACCCATGAAGCTCCTTTATTTGTCTTGCAACTTGGTTTTCTCTTTCTTGGGAAAAATTTTCTTCTAATTCCTCAATAATAATATGAACTCTAGTTTTCTTTTTATTATGACTAAATCTCAAATGAGTTAACCTATCTTCTATATTTTCACCTCGTGCAATTACAAGCTTAGAAAAACCATAATCATTTGGAACAAATTTTCTAACGTGAGAATTCGTATCTGTATCCCACAACAAATAGCCTTTATCTATAGATTCTCCATAATTCTGTTGTAACAAACTACCTGAATACGCAACAGAAGCGTCATCTCTAAAACTTTGATATTCATGTATGTCTCCGAGCATTACAATGTCGAAATCCTTAAACGTACTCAAACGCATTAAATTGTCGCCCTTTTGTTCATATCCATTATCCCCTCTTGCGCCATAAACGGTTCCATGGTATAATGCTATATACTTCTTTTTATCCTTCTTTTTCGAAAACTCTAAAATCTCATTATCTTTACAAGAAAAAACTCCATAAACAACACCATTGCCTATATCATAAAAACCGCTATCTGGAAAATAATATACAGCATTTTTACTGTAATCAATTTTATCTTTATTTTCATCAGTAACAATGAAAGCAGTCTTATCTCCATCCTTTTCAAACATACTACCCAACTTGAATATTGGTGAAATGGCATCACCTTGCTCAAGCTGTTGCAAGTTTAAATCGTGATTTCCTAATATTACATCAGTTGGTGCTATTTTTGATAAATTCAAAAGAAGCTCTGCTAATAATTCAAATGAATTTGGCGACATATTAATTTTATGATGTACCAAATCACCCCCAAGAAAAATTCTATCAGGTTTTTGTATTTTTAAATCATCATAAAGTCTTTGAAATACTTGTCTATATTCGTCGTGTCTAGATCCAAAACGTATTTGAACATCCGCAATGTGTGCAATTTTCATTCGTTTAAAATTTTTGTAAGTCTATAAGTTATATCTAATCTTTTTGCTGTTTTTAATAAAGCAGTAACAGCAGTCTGCCCTTCATCTTCAAATAATTTTGAGATATCTTTTTTATTCGTTAAATCCACAAAGTAAACATCCAAACCTAAAGATGTTAATTGGTCATAATATTGAATGCTGTCTTTAAATGCATCACCATCAAGACAAAGTACAACTCTCGAATTATGTTCTAATAATTTACTTATCAATAAAGGAGAAATACCTTTACCTAATAATGGAATTGAATTCGGAACTCTAAGTGAGTCAAAAACACCCTCAACCAAATATACTGTTAAATCCCAATTAATAAAATATTCATTGTAAATGATATCTTGTACATTTGGAGAGTCTGGCTTATAATATGGTATTTTCGGATTAAGCATATATGACCTAGCTTCAAAGTAGTTTATTTTACCCAACGAGTTAAGTGAAGGCAATATTATTCTATATTTTCTTGAACCTGTTTCTGTGTAGCCAATTTTATATTTATCTATTTGTTGTTGTGTTATCTTTCTTTCTTTTGTTAAATAATCATAAGCCATTCTATATAAATTAGTATTCCTTTCATAGCTTAACGGTAAATAACCATCAGGTAATTCACAAGTAACTAAATCATAGTTAATTTCAGGATTTCTAAATATATTTAATCTTTGACTTTTATGTTCTGGAAGGAGTAATTTTAATCTAGATAAATCAGATTGCTTTCCATATTCATTAACGAGTTTATGAACAAACCCACTATACTTGCATTTCCAACACTTAAAAATAAATGTTGATGCTTGGTATGCTAAATTAAACTTATCGTGATCATGACGACAGGTTGGGCTAGGGCAATTAAATTCCCATTGATTTTTGCTTTCTGCATTTCTAGAATTTT